TTATACCCTTCGAATATATAGGGGGTCGAAACCGATTCGATATCCGTTGTGGTGAATTGAAATGCCGTGACGAGAAGAGTAATGATCCACAGATTTTTTTAAATATGATGCGGTGATTTCGAGATGAGTACATACCTCTTCCAACGATTTATAACCCATTTCGTAGCACTCAATCAATTTATCTAGGGAAACTATTTTTTCGTACCCCCATCTTCTGGCGACCAACTCCAATTTTCGCTCTCTCACATTTTTCAGATTTGTAATATCTCCATATGTTGTCTCGTGGTGTCCGATTTCCTCAGCTAATATACAGTGCTTTTCATACCTGCCTCTATATTTGTCTATAAGAATCATGTTATCTGTATAAAGTCCCGCAAGCCCCTTTGGAATATCCTTAACCTCTATGATCAACAATTGAGGATACTCCAAAACTAATGTATCGTATCTCATGTTATCGCCTCATTCTCGTTGTGATTTGATGAACTCGATGTATTTTCTTACCTCTTCCATTTCCTCTTCTGTTAGATCCTCGTCTATATGCGCGGCAATCGTTACCGTTTGATTACTTCTATTAGGCGACGCGAATGATGGATCGATATCCGATTTATCAACATTAAATGCACTTGCTAGTTTTTCGACATTCCCTGGGTTTATTAGAGTTTTTAATCTTAAATAATCTGAAAGTGTGCTCTTGGAAATTCCTGAAATCTCACTTAGCTTTATTTGGTTTTTAATCCCGTTTAATTTCATAAGTGTTTTTATATTGTTCGCAATTTCTTTTTTTAATGGCAAGTCTCTATCGATCACAGAACTTTCCTCCCCGTTTTCCGAACTATCTAAAACAATCATAATACATCTCTTCATTATATGCAATACAAATTCCGTTTATTCTCGGAGTAAATATGAAAAATCCGGTTATATTCGGTTGACATTCCGAATAATCTCGGATAATATGAAGTTAATAAACCGGAAGGGAGTGAGATTGTGGTAGTGAAAATGACCTTACGCGCTGCTAGAGTAAATGCAGGAATGACTCTTGTAGCGTCGTCAAAACAGTTATGTGTAAACAAAGATACCTTGTCGAAGTACGAAAGAGATTCATCTAACATACCAAGATCGTTATTGGTTAAAATTGAAAACTTATATAACGTTAACACGAATGATATTTTTTTCGGTAATGAATCCGAGTTTTTTCGGATTAAAAGGAAGGTAACGGAAAAAGTATAGTCGGGGAGGGAAATGTATATGCATCACATCCTTTACGTCACAAGACGTGAAAACAGGTTACGGCAAAAGGACATGGCGGAATTGCTCCACATTAATCCAATCACATATCAATTAAAAGAAAGTGGCAAGGCTGCATTCACTCTACCAGAAGCATTCACGATAGCGGAGCGGTTAGGAATGACTGTGGAAGAGTTGTTCAATAAGGGAGATGCACTATGACAGACTGGGGACTCTTCTGGCTCTACGTTATGTTCCTCGCAATACTGTCGGTTACGGGTTATGTATGGAATGCAATTGAACGAATGAAAGCTATGAAAAAAGGGAGGTAGAGACAATGAATAAAAATAAAAAATCCTCTGAAATAACATTAACAGAGGAAGATTTAGACCGTCGTATAAAAGAGACTAACAGAAATCTTTATATCGCTTCATTTTCTTTAATCATAGCTGCAGTTACGTTAGTTATCGTGTTAGTAAAAATAGTTTATCAGTAAAGAACCAATACTGATAAGTAATGCAAGAAGTGAAAGTATCCTAGTCACTAATAAATTACCGTTATCCCACATCGCTTTTTTACCTGTAGAAGTAATGGTGTACCAGTCGCTATATGTGTGCATTGGCCAGCCACCAACATTTACCGAACCATTGACAGTGGGGTTTACGAATTTATTATCCATCATATATTCTAGATTTTTGTATTTCGGTCGGATCTTAACTTTGTTGAAAGTTGTAGCGATCCATAACTTTATGTAAATCGAGAGATTCATTGTTATCACCTACCTTTCTACTATTAGTTTAGCAGAAGGAAAATGTTTGGGAGGTGAAACAATGTCCATAAAAATAAAGGCTTGGAACAATCTTTCATTAGAACAAAAATTGGTGTTGTTGTACTTTGCTTCACGAAAGTAATTCGGAAGGTGGATTGAAAAAGCTATGAACGGACACTTTAGCGGATATTACTCCTACTTGGACAGTTTCTATAGTCCTCATCCAACGGAGGAAAGGAACATAACACCGATGTCAATCCTGCCGACAGTCACAACAACCCGAAAGGTCAGACGTGCAGTTAATCGATTGTTACCAAAAGGCAGGCGTCATCGTGGTGATATGTGTGTAGCTTAAACTAAAAAACGGAAGGTGGGAATGAAGTGAATAACATCAAAGGATTGAGCGATAAGAAACGTGCTGAAATAGCAGCTATCACGGAAGTTGAAAGTAAATTGGTGAGTTTGAATGAAATGGCTTCATTGGTACAACGAATTAACTCACACATGGATGATGCGGATGGTGACATAATCGCAGTTGATATTGGAAATAGTCGGAGTCATATCCATATGAGACATATTCCATTCCTTACTGAATTCATTAATTTCGACATCAGCACTAGGGACAGTGAAAAATATCCGTATGAATTCTCCAGTAACATCGGTGGTGTGACATTTAAAGCCATAATATCAGTGTCAGAAGTTGTCGATTTGAAAACGTCCATTCCAAACCAGTGGGAGTACATTCAGCGGAAAGTGCAGGTGGCAGCGGTATGACTCAAATCATGAAAGCTTCGGACATCAAAGAGTTAACCGAACTAGGTAAGTCGGAATTTGAAACGAACGTACTAGAAGGTCCAATGTTTAAACACGTGGTTAGTTCTATTGAAGAAGCAGCGTCGAATGGTTACTCGGCATGGAGTATTAACAACGTTCCATTCGAAGATATTCGAGGACTGAAAATAATCCAAACCGAGTTACAAGAGGCAGGCTATGGGTGCGAAATTAATATGAAGAATGAATTCAATGTATTCGGAATGAAGTTTGCGACTCGTAAATTTAAAGTTAGCTGGTGAAGGTGTGCGATTAAAATGAACAATTGAAAGGGGAAGTGACGAATGAACGAATTAAAAGTAGTATCTGTTCACGGGAAATTAGTTACAGATAGTCGGGAAGTTGCCGAAATGCTCGGGAAAGAACACAAGAACTTATTGCGCGACATTAACGGTTACGGGGACATACTTCGCGGATCAAGTCTGAGCAGTGAGAAATTCTTTATCGAAAGCACATATTTTAACACTCGAAATCAAATACAACCTTGTTACTTACTTACGCGGTCGGGTTGCGATTTGGTTGCTAATAAAATGACTGGCGCAAAAGGTGTTCTTTTTACAGCGACTTATGTATCCCTCTTCGAAGAAATGGAGAAATCGTTGAATGCACCTAAAATTTTAAGTTCTGCCGATCAATTAAAAGCATCAATGCGATTAAGTCTGGAAACCTCTGAGGAGTTGGAACAAGTGAAAGAAGATGTCTCTGAAATTCGAAGCATGGTTGAAAACCAAATCACTTTGGATCACGGGGAACAACGGCGATTGCAAAGAGCGGTCGGTGCAAGGGTTTATAAAGTCGAAGATGACGCACAAGCCCGCAAACGTCTTTTTCCCGAATTGTATCGTGAAATTAAAGATCGTTTTGCTGTAGCTTCGTACAAAGACGTAAAACGTCAAGATCTCCAGTCAGCTATTCGCTACGTGGATGCTTGGATTCCGAAACAAATTTCATAAAAAAGAATTGAAGGAGGAAGATTTATGGAAAAAGTTAACAGTTTAGAATTTGTTCACGGTGATTTATACGGAGTGGCAATGGATGTCGTCAAGAAGTGGGTTCACAAGCAAAACACTCGTCCGGTCTTACAATATGCACAACACACTGTTGACGGCGATATTGTCGCAACGGACTCTCACAGACTTATAAAAATTCGGAAGATTCACGGTTTCAAAGAAGAATACCTGGTTGATCCTAAACATTTCAACTTTGCAAAAGGGAATTATCCGAATACGGAACAGTTAAGCAGTCGTGATGAGCACATTGAAACAATTGTACTGTCGAAAGAACATATTAAATTATGGCTTCAACTTTTCAAATCTATGAATCAAACTTTAATAATCATGAAGGAACGTATGGGTATTGCGAAAATGTGTTTCAAGGAAAATCACATTGAAATTGAGTTGTCTGTCCACAAAGTTATTATTCAATTGCCACATGAGGTTTATCAGAAACCTGACATGGATGCTGTCTCATTCCGGGTCGAATATATGAGGGACGCGCTAGAAGCACATATGAAGATGAATTCAGAGCAGTTGACATTCAACTTCCGAGGTCCGCATAAACCGATGATTATGGACGATGACAGAGCTGTAATGACAATGATTTTACCGGTTCGGACTACTTGATTGGGAAAAAGAAATAAACCCGCTGTTCGAGCAGCGAGTTTGGTGGGGCTCTTAAAATATACTTACTATCACTTTATATAAGAGCCCCTAGTAATGCAAGTCGGAAAGGAGTTCCTAATTTGAGTGAAATCACATGGATTAAATTGAAAACAGATATGTTTGATAATGAAAAAATCAAATTAATTGAAGCATTACCCGATGCCGACACATTGATTGTCATTTGGGTAAAGCTACTAACTCATGCAGGACGTGCGAATGCAGGAGGTTACATCATGTTGACAGAGAATATTCCTATGAATACAGAGGAAATGGCTACTATTTTCAATCGTCCATTGAACACTGTTCGGTTAGCGATTTCCACATTTGAACGCTACGGCATGATTTATAAAGATGATGGAAAAGTAAAGATTAGCAATTGGGAATCACATCAGAATATAGAAGGTATGGAACGTGCGAAACTTCTTAATGCAGAGCGAAATCGCAAGTTCAGGGAACGTAAAAAAAACGAAAATCTTCTATTGGCTAATAGTGGTGACGTTAGCGTGACGTCACATGACTCTACAGAACTAGAATTAGAACTAGATATAGAACTAGATATAGAAAGAGAAGAAGAGAAAAAGAAAGTAATTGTCGCTGATGCTCCATCTCTTCCTTTCGAAGAAATTATTAGTTATCTGAATGAAAGAGCAAAAACAAGTTACAGAGCATCCGGCAAGAAGACGCAAGGACTTATCAAAGCTCGCTTGAATGAAGGTTTCACAATTGATGACTTTCAGAAGGTTATCGACATTAAAACATCTCAGTGGCTTACTGATTCAAAGATGTCGGGTTATCTTCGACCAGAAACTTTATTTGGCACAAAATTCGAATCCTACTTAAATGAAAAAGGAGGGACAAGCAGTGGAGCCTCTGAGCGCAGTGATCCAAAGGATGATGAAAGACAATCCCGTATTAGCGAAGCGAATGAGCGACGTAAGAGAATCGCTGGCATCCAATCCGATCGAGATAATGACGATCCCTTCTGACGAGTGTCCTTACAAAAAGTGTGACGGAAAAGGATGGTTGTGGATTAAGGATTGGTCGCGGCTTGGTAAGAAGGACGAAGAGGACGAGAACGGCAAGTTGTTGAGGGCCGAATGGATGGAGCAATGTAAGTGCTATGAACAACTGGTAAAGCAACGTGAGGTTGATAAAAAGCTAGATTTATCCGGCATTCCTCCGATATTTAGCGATGCAACAGTGAGGTCATATGACGTAAACAGGTACAGGTCAGCAAATAGTCAAGGCATAGCGACTATGGCGAAAAAGGCAGCTGGTAATTACGTAAATAACTATGAAGCCATGAAAAAGCATGGCAAAGGCTTGTATCTGTATAGCAAAGTTAAGGGTTCAGGGAAGACAAGACTGGCTTCCAGCATAGCGAATGCACTTGTGAAAACATATGGAATTGATATCGCCTTTATTAAGTCAGGCGATTTAATCGCTCAAGTTTATAAAACAATGAACAAAAAATCAGAAACGACAAGAAGTGATATCATCGAGACTTTCCGTAAAGTCGAATTGCTAGTTATTGATGATTTAGCGATAAAGGATTCAACCGAATACGAAGAAGGTATATTTTACGACATTACAGATTACCGGCTAGAACATAAGAAACCGACAATATTCACATCTAACGTGACAATTGACGAGTTGGAAAAGGTTTATCCGGGTGGACGTGTTAATAAGCGTATCAATAAAATGGCAATGGAAATCTACATGCCGGAAGAATCGATACGGGATGATGAAGCGGATAGTGAAAATGCGGAATTGGAAAAATTGCTATTCCGATAAAACTACTAGGAGGCAATAGATATGCCTAATTGGATTCATGGACCGGGATTTCACCTCGTCCAGTCAACTAAACCTTATGATGCGGACAAGCTAAAACGCGAAATGAATGAACTTGAAGTGAAAATCCGAATGGCAGAACGCTATTGGGAAAATCGAAAGGGGCAAATGACATGAAACCAGCAGCAGAAAAATATATCATCGAACAATTGATTGCGCTAAAGATCACTAGTGGACGGAATGGTGAGTCATTGTATGAAATGGACTATTACTCATTGCGTAGTTTACTAGCGGTTAAACGCGCAGTGAACGAATGAATACCGGTGATTATTCGCTTTAAAAGGAGCGTGTACTATGAGGTGCCCTAATTGCAAATCAAAAGAAATTATGGAAGTCCACAATCAAGCGGAAGGCAACGAACAGCTTGAAATTAAAGCGTGTTACGAATGTAGTTGCTATTTCCCGATATTTATCTTACCCGAAGTGAATTACGAACGTAACTGGCAGGACGAACGATGCTAGGCAATGTCAGGATGACGACTAAACGGAAATGAGGGAGGGCAATGAACGATAAACCGTATCGACTCTTGACACGCTTGGAAGGGATCCAAAGGGCATGGCTGTATGATCAATTCGGGAACGAGGAATTGACTTGGATGAAAAAACGGGGATGGAAGGTGGTTACGAAATGAGTGATGAACACCAGCCTAAACAGGGGAGGGTGATGGAATGGTTTACGGGGTCCCTAAATGTGAATGCGGAACGGAATTGACCTATGCGGAATTCAGATTGCAAGAACGGATTTATAAAATAAAAAGTGATGGTACGCCTTTTAAAAAGCCGTTAAGAATCTTTGACGGAGATTCACAACATTCCAGTTTGTATTGTCAGAAGTGCGGTAATTCGTATTCGATTGATAGTTATTCCGCGGTGAATTGAATTTGTAGTGAGGCGTTGAAACATAAGGCGTAATTAATTAAATCAAAATAAATCAATCAAAGGGGATAAGAAGATATGAATTTAGAATCAAATATGAAAGACATTGTAAGCACATTACTAACTGACGGAACGGTTGAAAAGATGGTTGAAAAGCACTTTGAAAAGTGTATCGAAAATGCTTTAAATGATTTGTTTAGTTCATATGGTGACATCACAAAAGTAGTTAAAGAAAAAGTGAAGTCGGTAATGGTTCCGTATCTGGAAGCGAGAGACTATTCGGATTTTATCGTGAAGCTGGATGATGTATTGGTTGAGGTTCTGAAAAACTCAGCAACAGCTAATAAAGATATGTTGGAAAACTTTAAAGATCTAATGATTGTCGATAAAAAAGAAGAAATAAAGGCATCGGAACTGTTTGGTATTTGGAAAGAATACGTTGCGAACAATGTAGATACGGATGATTTAGAAGTGGATTTTGATGATCGTCCGAGTTATGAATATGTAGACATTCGACTGGAAGTTGAGGAAGACGAAAATAGAAGTTGGAGTTCTTTCAAATACGCAACGTTAATTTTTGAATGTGAAAAGGACGAAAAAATGAATTTTTCAATTAGGTTATCTCGTTACGTAGATGACAGAAAAGAAAGTTGGGACGTTCGTTATGATAAAAAACGTGAAATTAGTTCGCTAAGATATTTGAATTCATTTGAAATCCTGTTAATGAAAATGGATCAAGACGGAACAAAGATAATTCTTGATACGACTTACGAAAATGATGAAGTTCAACCAGAAGCGGAACCGGAAGCGACATACGGCTAATTCTCAGAACAAACATGGAATGAGGGATTCAAAATGATAATAGACGTTGCGCTTCTGACATTTGCTGTTGCTGGATTATTATCCGGTATTAAGATACTTGATTTACAGAAACGGATTAAGCGCTTGGAAAAGAAATGACTCAGTAGACACAAACTGAGTATTAGGAAAGAGGGGGAAAAGATGGACAAAATATTAAGAGTGAATGATTTCTTTTGTGGGGCAGGTGGCATGGGATTAGGCTTTAAAAACGCGGGATTCAGACTTGGTGGAGCGTGGGACTTTGATAAATGGGCAGTTGAATCATACGGGTATAACATTTCACCAAAAGTAAAGCAAATGGACATCACAGAAATGTCATCAGCAGACGTACCGCATTCAGATGTATGGACGTTTGGTGCGCCGTGTCAAGCGTTTTCTGTAGCCGGAAAACAACTAGGGATGACTTTCAAGTGCCCGAGTTGCGAATGCGAAGAAACCTTTGAGGGTGAATTGATAATTGACCGGGTCACGTTTTGTTCGGAGTGTGGAACTTTATCAAAACCAAAAGATATTAGAGGAATATTGTTTTTCGAAGTTATGCGGTTATTGAAGACGACTGAAGATAAACCATCTGTAATTATGCTGGAGAACGTAAAAGGCGTTAAAAAATACTTAGACGTGATTGCTTATGAGTATGAAAAACGAGGTTACAAATTATACAAAACCTTATACAACAGTAAATATTGGGGTGTTCCACAGAATCGTGAGCGTTATTTCGTGGTAGGCGTTCACGAAAGTATTGATAAAGAATTTGTATTCCCTACGCAACAAACTGAATACATTCCGAAACTATCAACGGTCTTGGAACCCGAGGTGGAAGAAAAATATTACATTGATCCCGAAAAAACGAAATCAATAATTGAACAAGCTCAAAAGAAAGTCGATTTAGTTGGCATTCATTCTTGCATTACACCTGATCGAGTGGAAAAAAGGCAAAACGGGCCTAGAGCCAAAGAAGATGAAAAGGAAATGTTTACACTTACCTCACAAGACAGGCATGGGGTTGTGTTGAAAGTGAAAGAAGCGACTAAAAAAGGTTATGCAGAAGCGACTATAGGCGACTCTATTAATTTATCGCATCCGAACAGCAAGACTAGACGGGGAAGAGTTGGGAAGCAGGTAGCGCAAACTTTATTGACAGGACAAGAGCAAGTGGTTGTTGTGCCGAAATTAATTGTTGTTGGAACGCTGGACATGAAGGGAATGGATGTCATAAAGCGAGTGTATGATCCGGAAGGGTTATCACCGACTCTTACGACAAGCGAAGGTGGACATAGGCAACCTAAGATATTAATGCCCATTTCAGTGAAAAACCAAGGAACTGAATTCGTTAAAGAAGTTGAAACATCCCATACTCTTCTTGCGCGAGATTTCAAAGGCTTTGGTAATCAAGAAATGAACGCTGTTATAGATGGGTTTAGGGTTCGTAAGTTGACTCCTAGAGAATATGCAAGATTACAAGGCTTCCCAGATACGTTCGAGTTTGTAGTTTCCAATACTCAATTGTACAAGCAGTTTGGAAACGCAGTAAGTGTTCCGGTAGCGCAGGCAATTGCGGAGAAAATCAAAGAGTTTTTAAGCTAAGTAATACCCAGTACGACCATACGGCGTGACTAATTAAATCAAAATAAACCAATCTACATGGAGAAAAATGCGAGATTTCATGTGAAGCAGGGTTACGGATATTGAAAATATTATTGCTACCCCAATACGTATTTTAGTCTAAGTTATTTTTCTTATTACCATCAGGGTTGGATTTAATGATATTTCTACCACTGACTTTTGCAACGTGGTAATCAGGATATTCACCCTTATTGATTCGTTTTGCGAGATCTCCTCTGGTTATTACTTCCTTTGTTTTAGTATCCAAGAAGTGAGTATTTAAACCGGTTTCATTTTCACTCTTAACAACAAGACTTGGTTTTTCTGTCATGTAATCACCTCATTCGTACGGGGTAGCAATAAACAAAAAGCCCGGTCAGAGACCGAGCAGTTTTGCGGCTATGGAGCCTACCGCGACGAGAATGTTAATCGCGCGCGGGTCAACTTTTACTGTAATAGTAATGTTGATTTGCATATTAATCACTTTCTGCGACCCGTGATTATTTGGGGTGATTAGGTCCATAGGGTCTACTCTATATCCACCTTTATTATAATCTGAAAATATTAAATTATCAATCCTATTCGTTCGACATAAATCGACATCAAGAATAATAAAACAGCTATCATGAGGGATGGGAATATTAATTACTGAGGACCAACGCAGTTCGATGATTGAGTGGCTGCTAATGTGGACGATGTGGAATCGGGAAGCGTTAGAAAAAATGGATGATGATAAACTAGAAAAAGAATATGAGCGAAATTGGGGAAAGAGGTGAGTTAATGCATGTTGATATCGTAGATTATACGCATAAAACGAATGAATTTGCCGATCTCGAAACGGGTAAAGTGAAAATCATCGTGCTTGACGGAGTGAGCGGAACTATTAAGCTTATACAGCTCCCACAGCACGGCGAGACCACGATTCAAACTGCGAAAGGTAAAGCACATAAAGTGAAATTAGTCGGAGAATATCTAATATAGTCATGTTACATAAAAACATGGTATGATGAATGTAACAGAATAAGTCCAAGACCGGAAAGCCTGAGGACGTCGAACGATACGCAATTACTGCGTGTCGTTTGGCGTCCTTTTTATTTTATCTAAAAGGGAGGAAATGTATATGCAAATGCAATTCATTTTACCGGAGATTGACCGTAAATCGACAAGGGAAACCGTGGAATCGTTGCTGGAAAAATACAGAATGTACCTACTCCAAACAAATTTAGATAGACTACCATCCATTACAGCCGCTTACACACTAGTCCTTAATACAGGTGGGCTACCAGGTTCATCGACGGAATCAGCAGCTATTGCAAATGTGGACTATGAACGTGAACGGAATCGATTTATCGATTGGATTGCACGTGCAGTAAATCGGTTACCAAGGGATGAGCGGGCAATAATTGTGCAACGTTATTTAGAAGCGGAGGAATTGTATGATTATCAAACGTACGCCGAGCTGAATATGTCTGAACGTAATTATTTCCGTTTGAAATCACGCGCTTTCTACAAATTGGCCTTTGCTCTCAAAGTGGAAGTATATAAGGAGGAGGTGCCAGTACAATGAAATTCGTTGAACCAATTCGGGATATCGAAAAAATTGAAGAAATGAAAAGCTATCTAAAAAGAACGAATGCGCGTAATCACATGTTGTTTGTCTTTGGAATTTACTCGACATTGCGGATTTCTGATATGCTACCAATCAAGAAAAAAGACGTCTTAGGTGAAAGACTATTATTGGTCGAAAAGAAAACCTTGAAGAAAAAAGAAATCCTTATCAGCCCTAAATTGCGTAAAGAGCTCAAACCCTTTATAGCGGACCTGGACGATGATGATTATTTATTTAAGTCTAGAAAAGGCGTGAATAAACCTATCAGCAGGACGACAGCCTATCGTGTTATTCGTGCAGCGGGCGAAGAGTGCGGATTAAGTCGCATTGGGACACACTCAATGCGGAAGACGTTTGGATACCATTTTTATGAACGGACGAAGAATATAGCGCTCTTACAAGAGTTATATAGTCACTCATCAGAAGAGGTAACAAAGCGATATATAGGGATAAATCAAGATATTATGGATAAGGCAATCAGAAACTTTGATTACTGATCCATTCTTTTTTAGACTATATGGCACATAAATAAGCCTATGTTACATTGATAATCAAAAAAGCACTTAGAGCCTTAAAGAATAAGGGATTACAGGAAATGCCGAACGCAACAGTCTATGTATTATAGTACGTTCAAAGTTAAAGTAAAAGGAGGATTGAAATGACCATTGATGAAGCAAAGAAAAAAATTGAGGCACTAAATAAATACATTGGAATGTTGGAAGAGTTTGTACCAACAACATTCGAAGATTTGGCAATTAAACTTTATGTAGAGTTGGAAAGTGTTACAAAGGTTGCTGTAATACTGAATGATGAGGGGTATAAAATAGGCGAAAGAAAGGTAATCAGCAAAGATGTATCAGACCTAATCCGTTTGAAAGGAAAAGGTGAAATACATGAACTTGCCCAAAAAATGTTTAAAGGGAATTCTAGAAACGTAGCTAGTCATAGTTGGCTATAGAGAACGACGACATAAGAGGAAATTATATATTTGAAATTGGGCAATAAAACGGCTTAACAATGGTAAACTAGTCAAGATTAGCAATTCAAATTATGCATAGAAATATTTAAATTAGGGGTGAATGTGGTGAGTTTGGAAGAGGAAATCAAGAAGTTGATTGTTACACATGAAGGTATTGACATATCAATTGATGAAAAAAGCGTCACAGTTAAATGGAAAGAGAATGTTTATCAAGAAGAAATTAATGATGAAGAGGAATTAGGAGAGCTTAAAAATTTATTAGATATTTTATGCTCAATTATTGATATCGAAGAAGTCGCTGAAATTGAAATTGAAGATAGTAGCAATATTATTTTACAATCAGTGCTTTGGGAGGGGGAATTTAGTGTAAGTCTAGATTTATTCAGCAGTGAAGCGATATTAACCGTACTCGAAATATGTAAATATATAAAAGCCAAAGATAAAGATATTACTATAGAACTCTTTAATTATTACTTTTTTAATTTAAATAGTAATAATTGGAGTAGAGAACTGAATTTTGGCTTTGATGAAGAAGGTTATGAAAATGATCAACTTCTCTCTATCTTTAAAACTATAAAGAACTTCTTTGAATATGGTTATAAAGAAAGAAGTTGTTGTTACGCGAAGGACTATATTGAATATCCGATAACTATGGCGCACTCATTTGATGCATTCTTTGGTATGTACGATGAAGTTTATACTGCACCAGAAAAACTAGTAGATACTGCAATAAATTTTGAAATTTCAACAATAAGTGAATACTTTTGGAATCAATGTTTAAAAAACCAGAAATCGGATAATGAAGAAACTTACAGTGACACAAATATTTCTACTCTTAAAATATATAATATAAACACTTTTTTAAATTTAGATATAGATTCTCTTGAGTTTGTAGATAAAAGTTATGAAGTTGCACTGAATATACTATTTAAATTATCTCATGAACATGAAATTGAATTAAATATATCTGAAATCCCAGATTTTGATGATGAAAGTTATCTAGATGTTTATGATGAAATAGGTAATTTTGATGAAATAAAAGAGCATACTATAAAGAAAATCTATGATAACGATCTTATTAACTATTACTATCGAGCAATAAATATGGAGGAGAGTGAGTTCAAATTTTTAGCATTCTATCAAATCTTAGAGTGTATATATGATGAAGTTCATTTACATGCCACAGTACAGGATGTTAAACATATAATTAATTCTGATTGGTTTTCTAAGCACAGTGACAGAGATATTAAAGAAGTGATTCAAGTTGTTGAGACATTTAACAAAAAGCGAACTGACAAGGAAAAATTAACACTTGTCTTAGAAAACTATTTTAAAGGTTCGGCTCATGACAAAGCATTTTACTTAGCTAATAAGTCAATAATAAAAACATTGATAGATATGAATTTGTTGAAAAAGGCTGAAGAACTGAAAGATATTCAAAGGTTTGTTGGTATTATTTATGACTTTCGCTGTGAATGCACCCATTCTAACAGGTCCTATCCAATCAGGAGTATGCATGAAAGCAATGGAAACTTGAAAGGATATATATATTTGATTAAAAAATTAGCAGAAAAAATAATAATTAATTATGAAAAAAGTTTAAGTATTTAAGTTGTTAATGGCAGGAATGTGGCAGTCTTTTGGCAGGATTATGGCAGAGCATTTGGTGATAGACGTGCGATAATTGTATTGTGAGATGAGAAGATAACAGGTGGCTACATCCACAACATATGTGTCGTAACCATACGATGCAAAGACTGCGGCATTGACCGATTGACAGTCAAACTTAATAGGACGGCATCAGGCACATTCGTTAACCCACGGTTAAGGGTTAGCATAATATGTGGGTGGAGCGTGCATGTTCTTGATACGACAGAAAGCATTCAACTTAACCTGTGGAACGGTTATGGTTGGTGCTTTTTTAATACTCTTAAAGTTATTAGTGTACTGTGGTTGGTTAGCCATTGACATTTAATTCCCGCTAGAAGCGCTCATTTAATTATGGGCGCTCTTTTACATGCGTACGTAGTACGCTGCTAATCACAGTGTGCAACTGTCTGGGTGGTTTTTGTTAATAATAGAGGACTTCCTTCTTAATTTGTCGAATTGGGACATTTGAAGGGGGAGTTGTTGTAGTGGGGAATTCAGAAATGCAAATAATACGGTGGGGAATACCTGGGTGGATTACGGTATTTACTTATTCGGTGTTGGTTTTATCAATTAATGATTATGATATATACCGGTACGCCAATGAAAATAACTTGAATGGTGTATATTTAGCTGGATTGGCTGGGTTGTTTGTTGCGGCAGGTGTTCCATTAGGTTATTTGGTTTATCAGATTTATTTTAGTTTTAAATGGAGATTTATGGAGAATGATAAAATAAGCAAAGCTCTAGAAGGATTAAAACTTTTTGACGATTTACAACTCAAGGAAAACCCTCGAAATGATTGGAAAAAAGCGGAGTTAGCATTTGATGCTTATTTAACGATATTTCTGCCAGAAGAAGTGAACTACGATGATGTAATGAGAAGATATAATTCATTGAAATCTAGAACGGATAGAGTACACGGTTTAGGTGCGACAATTTGGGGTATTTCCTTATCCTATATTGGTTTCATTGTAGTGCACGTCTTCATATATCAAATACCGGTATACTTGAATATTATCTTCATAGTTTCGTCGCTGTTGTTATTAGGTTTATGGCTTATTCTTTTAAAAAATTATAAGAATTCGAATGATGATAGCTTCGATCAAATGAAAGGTATAATGTACGATATTGAATATAGATGGAGGAATAAAAAGAAATAGTTTTCTATGGTATTTTAAATAAAATAGCAAGTCAGAGTCACATCCATTACGGGTGTGGCTATTTATATACCTTGAAGACTACATATCATACAGTCACAAAACAATGGCGGGCTAGTTGGCACTGGATGCCGTTTGCTATCATTAGGACTCTATATGGTATGTAGTCTTGAAAGCATATAAAAGATAATCAGCAACTACTATGATTTGTGGAGGGATAACTTCATGACAAACAAACCAATTGCTGCACATTGCGATGCAGGATGTAAAAAGGAATTTACCATTAATAAGTTCCGTACAAAGAAAGTTAAGAATGGCATCGAAAAGAATTTCTTTAAATGTCTTCATTGCAAACATGAATACGTTGCTTACTATGCAAGTGCTGAGACATTAAAGCTTCAGAAGGAAATGCGTAAGTTGCACACAACAATGAGTTATGTCGATAGTATAGACGCACATAATGATCAATTTCGGCAGGAAGCTGAACTCAAGGCAATGATTAAACAAAGTATGGACGACGCCAGGGCGATTGCTGAAGGCAAATAAATACATCCAAAGTCTACTCAATTGAGTGGGCTTTTTCTAATACATACGAAAGGTGGTGAGTAGATGTTTTATCTAACATGGTTCACATTCTATTTGTTGATTGGAGGGTACCTTGCATTGGTAATCAAAATTATCGCGGTGGCAGGACGAGGTTCCGCAAAGATCACACCATTCTTTAATCAAGAACAATTCGTCTCCGCTGAACCTGTTCTACAAATATTACCTAAAGGACAAATGAAAAACTCACACTGGTTTACACATACATTCATGCGACCTCGCAGGAAAGGGTAAGGTGATCCATCGTCTCGGTTCGCTACTCCGTAATGTAGCCATGACAATTGGAGGGATTTAGTATGGAACTATCCAAAACAGAAAGTGTTGTACTAATGTCATTAATCGTTGATTCTATCGGAGTTGGATCGGCAGTTGGATTGTTAGGCGAAGAAAAAGTAAAGAGATTAGATGCAATTGCTATAGACTTGACCAGCAATACAACACCAAACGAAATGGCTTTGATTGGTCCGAGCATCATAGAAAGATTAGCTGATAGTTTATTAGGCAAAGAAGATGCTGCTAAGTGTCCTGATTGTGGAGAGCAAGACATGAAGGTTACTGAACTGATTGGAGACGGTGGTGTCGTTATCGAATCACTGTGTGAATGTCCGAGATGCGATCAACATGAGTGAGGTAATGATAACGACTGGAACAATACTCACCGTGTTCATAACGATTCCTGTACTGCTATTCATTCGTGCGGTGAGGAAGGTGAAGAAGTCATGAAGCGAACAGATCCGTTCTATTCTTCAACAGCATGGAAAAAGTGCAGACGAATCATTTTACAACGTGATCATTTTCTTTGCCAAGAATGTTTAAAAAGAAAAGTAATAACTCAAGCAGATACCGTTCACCACATTATCGAATATCAAATCGATAAATCAAAAGCACTGGATGCCGACAATTTAATTTCTGTTTGTGCATCGTGCCACAATAAAATTCACGGTGATCGTTCACGTAGTAATTACAAACCGAAACGGAAACGAAGAGTCAGAGTACTAACTATCAAATGACTAAACTAAGTTGCGTCTGTAAATGGAACAATTAAAAATGTTTTAATTATGTATTCACATCAAACAATTAAGTTGTGTTTAATGGTTGAACAATTAAAATGTATATATTGTATGAACAATTACGGATACCCCCCTCCCAATTGTTTCAAATTGAAAAACAAATCAGCACCGGTTGGCTGAATCGCTGAGCGCGCGACCAATATTTTAGACAAAGGGGGGTGTTGCCCAACCGGAATCTTGCAGGAAAGGGGGAAAGCCATTTGGCAGTACCTACTAAAAAACTTATGAAAACATATCTTGGTGAAAATTTTCGAGAATCTGATGAACAGATAATTGACCTATATGTTGAGGCGCATCGCTATTATAGACGGCTAAAAAAAGAAGTGGATAAAGAACCACTCATGATGATGCATACGAATAAAGCAGGCGCAACCAACTATGTCAAAAACCCATTAACTATCGAGCTTACCAAGCAATATCAAACATTAAATAATCTACTTAAATCACTTGGCTTAACCCCTGCCCAGCGAGAAAGATTAGATCCGGGCGGTGGTGATCCTGATGATGATTTCGACAAATTCTAGTTCAACAGAAATTGCTCGGTGGTATGAAAAATGGCGGAAAGAACAAGTTGATAAAGGTCATATTTTAGAGCGAGCATCACCGACCCTATTAACCACTTGGTATGCAGAAAGAGTCATAAAGGGCGATATTATTGCAGGTAAAAAGGTGATATTAGCATGTAAACGTCACATGAACGACTTGAAAAGACAAGGAACCGATGACTTCCCCTACATATTTGTGGAGGAAAAAGGGCATCGTCCAATTCGATTCATCGAGAAATTCTGTAAACCGTCGAAAGGTGATTACAGTCAGTTAACTGTTCAACCTTGGCAACATTTTAAGTTTGGTTCGTTATATGGTTGGGTTCATCGGGATACGGGGTTAAGACGGTTCCGTGAGGGTTTAATTTTTGTTGCAAGAAAAAACGGGAAAACAACAGTGGTTTCCGGTGTTTCGCTTTACGGAAACAGTAAAGATGGAGAGCAAGGTGCCCGTGTTTACATCTTGGCCAATACGAAGCAGCAGGCCGGGGAACTATTCGATGAATCACGCGCTATGGTCCAGTCTTCGCCCGCATTAAGGAAAAGACTTCGAGAAAATCAAAAAGGAATATTTGACGATAGTACAAAAAGTAAAATTGAGTCTCGTGCTTCTGACTCCAAGAAACTAGACGGTTTGAATACAAGTCTTGGTGCGTTCGATGAAATTCATGAATTTCGAGACTTCAAATTAATAAACGTCATCAAACGTTCCTGGTCTGCAAGAAAGCAGCCGCTTGTCATTTACATCACGACAGCAGGCTATCAACTAGATGGGCCACTTATTCAGTATTACGAAAATGGCGATGATGTCCTGAATGGTGTGTTTAACCAGGATCGAAAATTCTACTATATGTGCGAACTTGATGATATAAAGGAAATCGAGAATCCCGAAATGTGGATAAAAGCGAACCCTAATATCGGCGTGACACTTAATCTTCCCGAATTGATCGCGGATTTTAATTCAGACCGACACGTCCCACAAGAATATGCAGATTGGGTGACAAAGCAATTCAATATTTTCGTTAAGAACGATGAGCAGTCATTTTTATCATATGAAGTTCTGCAGCGTAATAAGAAAGTAATTGATATTAAATCACTGGAAGGGCAATCCTGCATCGGCGGATTTGACCTTTCTACATCTGAAGACTTCACCTCAGCGTGTTTGGAATTCCCAATACACGAAACGGGTGAGGTTTTTGTTTTGTCTCATTCATGGGTTCCTCGGAAGAAAGTACAAGAGGATAGCGAGAAGATCCCGTACATGGAATGGGCAGATAAGAAGCTTCTAACGATTTCAGAGGGCGACTACATCGATTACGGACAAATATATGATTGGTTTGTGGAACAATCGAAGAAATACAATATCGAACTTATCACGTATGATCCGGCGAATGCGTACCGTTTAGTGGAAGAGTTGAAGTCTGCCGGCTTCGAAACAAAAGTGGTAAGACAAGGACACTTAACGCTTAGTCCTGCTATAAAAGATGCGAAAGAACTCTTTATTGATGGAAAAATCATAACCAACAATAACGACCTGTTTCGATGGTACGTGAACAACGTGAGATTAGTTGCTGACCGCAATAACAACTGGTTGCCAACTAAGCAAAATCGGTACCGAAAGATTGATGGTTTTGCGGCATTTCTGAATAGCCATACAGAAGTTATGCAGAAATTTGTCGCGCCAGAAGGTGGCGGGGATATTAGCTTCATCTCTGTGGACGACCTATAGCTTGAGAGGCGGTGAGAAAATTGAAATGGTATCAACGATTTACAGCATCCGTCAAAGGGGCTGTCACAGGATGGAAGGGGAAGGGGTTCGACTTTTCTTCATGGGCAGGTCGAACCTTCTGGGGCATCGACAATTCTAAGCTTGCTACGAATGAAACGATTTTTAGTGTCATTAGTCGTCTTGCAAACACGATGTCTGCGCTTCCCTTGAAACTTCATCGGAATTATGGTGTAGAACCGAGTCATCCAGCTGCAGATGTACTGATTAACAATCCGAACCCGAATATGAGTGGATTCGAGTTAATTAATAAATTGGAAGTTGCCCGGAATGAAACTGGGAACGGATATGCAGTCATCGGCAGAGACATTCGAATGCAACCCGAATCCATTACACCAATTGATTCGACATATGTCACCCCGTTCATTAACACGGATGACAGCAACCTGTGGTATGAAATCCGTGGATCTGACGGCACCTACTACTTCCACAACATGAACATGCTCCACGTTAAGCACATTACTGGTCCGTCACGTTGGAAAGGTATTAGCCCGTTGGATGTTCTGAAAAATACACTTGAATACGATAAAGCTGTACAAGAATTTAGTCTTTCAGAAATGCAGAAGAAAGATAGTTTCGTACTTACGTATAGCGCCCAAGTGAATGACGATATGAGAAAGAAAATCGTCGATGATTTCAGGCGTTTTTACAAAGCAAACGGCGGCATTCTATTCCAAGAACCAGGCGTCACGATTAAGGAAATAGATCGCAAGTATTTCGCATCCGATACACTGGCATCAGAGCGCATTACACGCTCCCGAGTAGCAAACGTGTTCAATGTACCAGGAGCATTCCTAAACGATAACGAAGGTCAAAGCTACGCTTCCAGTGAGCAGACAAACCTTCAATATGTACAGATGAAGCTTACACCGGATGTGCGTCAATACGAGCATGAATTCAATCGTAAATTACTTACTCAAAAGGACAGATTAGATGGTTTGTACTTTAAATTTAACCTTGGTGGTTTGTTACGAGGTGACACTGCTGCTCGAACAGCATTTTACCAGATGATGCTTAGAAGTGGTGGAATGAAACCGGATGAGGTTCGAGGACTTGAGGATCTTCCACCAGAGGGCGGTCTTGCGGATCAGTTGTGGATATCGGGCGACTTATATCCGTTAGAAATGGATGTATCACTTCGAAGGGGGGTGAAAAAGAATGGGCAAGACGAAACAGAATAAGTTTTTCAATATGAAAGCGTCAGCCGATGGTAAATCAGCAGACGTTTTTATTTATGGCGAAATTACAAAATACGCTTGGGAAGAGTATGGCGAAGTGTCGTCAACATCCTTCAAAAACGAATTGGACGAGCTTGGAGAAGTCGATGTAATCAATCTTTATATTAATAGTCCAGGCGGCTCAGTATTCGAAGGTGTAGCAATTCACAATATGTTGAAACGGCATAAGGCGCGGATTATCGTTCGTGTAGATGCATTGGCTGCATCAATTGCATCAGTCATAGCGATGGCTGGAGATGAAATTCGAATGCCTAAAAACAGCATGATGATGATTCACAATCCGTGGACATTTGCGATAGGTAATGCTGCCGAACTCCGAAAGCAAGCGGATGATTTAGATCGCATTGGTCAATCTGCAATTCAAAGCTATTTGCAAAAGGCGAGCGAAAAAATTGACGAAGAGACGCTTAAGCACTTATTGGATGCTGAAACCTGGCTATCTGCAGATGACGCGTTTAGTTACGGACTTTGCGATGTCGTAGAAGTTGCAAACGAAATGGCTGCATCAATTAGCGGGGATTTATTCGCGAAATACAAAAACGTTCCAAATGAATTCAAGCAACAAAATGAATCTTTACCACCACTGCACATATCTGTGGAAGAAATGGCATTACGCCAAAAAATACAAGAAGAATCAGAAGCGAATCTAGCTTACTACAACACAATCCTAGGAGGAATTTAATTATGACAAACAAACCACAAATGCTGAAACTAGATATCCAATTTTTCGGTGATAAAACTCTTTACGAACATAAACAGAATATGGCTACAATCGGTCAGCAATTGCAGAAACTTGAAGGTGAGCTTTCTCAAAAGGCAATTGATCCAACCGCAACAATGGAGGACCTTCAAGCTCTCCAAAAGTCGAAGGCTGATTTAAAAATGCGTTTTGACGTTATTAAAGAACAGCATGACGGTATGGAAGCTGAACAGAAAGCAAAATTCACTCAACAGCAGGAGCAAAATTCACTTGGTATTGCGAGCGAGAACGATCCAAAACAAAAAGTTGCTAAAGCAAAAGCAGAACTGATTCGTGCCACAATTCGCCAACAACCTGTATCACCAGATGTTCGACAAGCATTAGGTGACCGAAATGGCACAGGCGGCGAGAAATTGCTTCCTACTACGATGTCAGATCAACTGTTGATGGAACCTTTGGTTAAAAATCCACTACGTGAAATTTCTACATTCACTAATCTAATGAATTTAGAAGTGCCAAAAATTTCATTCCAACTTGATGACGATGATTTCATTGAAGATACCGAGACAGCAAAAGAAATGGAAGTCACTGGCGATGTGGTGAAATTCGGACGTAATAAATTCAAGGTGTTTGCTCCTGTATCTGAAACAGTTCTGCGAGGTACTGATGTGAACCTTGTGCAATCTGTAGAACGGGCTTTAGAATCCGGTCTTGCAGCGAAGGAGAAGAAAGTTGCATTTACAAAATCACCTAAATCGGGTGAAGAACACATGTCTTTCTATCAAACAGGTGCTACTGCTATTAAAGTCGTCGAAGGTGCGGATATTTATGAAGCAATTGTTAATGCACTTGCAGACTTGCACGAGGATTACCGAGAAAACGCAAAAATTATTATGAACTATGCCGACTACACGAAAGTCGTAAAGTTCTTGAATAACGGCAATTCAACATATTTTGCTGCTCCTCCTGAATCCGTTTGGGGTAAAACAGTAAAATTTGTAGATGCTGCAACTGATCCTATCATCGGCGATTTCTCATACTCTCACTTCAACTATGACCTTGATGTGCTATATGAGCGCGACAAAAACGTTCGTACTGGTATTGAAGACTTTGTCTTAACAGCTTACCTTGACCACCAAATCAAACTGAAATCGGCATTCCGTATCGCAAAAGTTGTAACTACGCCCTAATACGCCCCAAGCAATAGGGGCAGCTGAAATTGGTAAAGATTTTATTATTGGATAAGGAGATGAATTACAAACATGGCAAAAACAAAAGAAGAATTAAAAGCTATATTTTCAACTGGTGAAACACCTACTGGTGCTGATTTTGCAGAGTTAATTGAAGGTGTTGTTGGACCAGAAGGGCCAGCCGGAACGAAGGGCGCGACTGGTACAGCGGGTAAAGATGGATACGCCACAAAAGCGGAATATGACGCTATTATCGCGAGACTAGATGAACTAGAACTGCCTTAAAAAGAGGTGATATAAAATGGATCAACTGTTGAATGAACTGAAAGATTACTTGCGGATTGACGGGGATGAAGAAGATTCATCCCTGTCTCTTTTTCTTCAATCTGCTATTTCGTATTTGGAGAATGCGGGCGTCAAGAAGCCAACTGATCCTTTTGAAAAGGTCGATGATGTGGACATCTATTCTCAATATCGACTAGCTATATTGATGCTTACAACACACTGGTATGAGAATCGTCTCGTCATTAATCCAATCACAGTTAAAGTTGCACAAATACCAATTCCCTATGGTTTGGAATCTATGATTCTTCAATTGAAATGGGTTGATGTGGAATGAATGAGCGCTATGGAAACAATCCGGCTAACTTAAAGCACCGTATCACTTTTCTTAACCCTCCTGGTGCAATTGTTGGAGGTTGGCCATCCACAGAATGGACAGACTATAAATCGGTGCGTGCAGAAATCAAAACGCAAAAAGGTAGTCGTCTATTCAACTCTGACGCAGTTCAGATGCAAGGTAAGAAAATATTTGGAATCCGATACAAGAATGATTTTAACGTGAGAATGCGAATTAGGCATGAAAAAACAAAGGTTATTTATGAAATCGAGTCCATGACAAACGATGACGAAAATAATCAATGGTATACGATCCTTGTCCAGGAGGTGCTTTGATTGAGAGTTGAAGTTACTGGATTGGATGCAGCGTTGCAGAATCTACTCCGATTGAATATTGACGAATCACTTGAAACAAAAGCTTTAACGAAAGCGGGGAAAATCACTCAAGAAGCTGTCATTGCAGAAGCCAACTTCGGAAGCCGATCAAAAGGGACGATGAAGAAAAATATCAAGCTTAAGCGTCCAAAAGATGGCGAAGTTGTCATTCACAGTGGCGGTGCTTACCACGCTCATTTAATTGAATTCGGGCGAAGTGGTGGGAGTAAAATTGGTGGTGGTCGAAAAGTTACTTGGGGTCCAACTGCACCTAACCCGTTCTTTAGTCGAGGTTTTGAGGCAAGTCAAGAGGGTGCAAAACTGGCCATGATTGATGAAATTCAAAAGGGGCTAGGCTTATGAGAGATATTGTTGAATTTGTTTCTTCCACACTTTCTATAGTCGGCGTCCCCGTTGTATTTCAAGCATATCCAACTGGGGTTGTTCCACCGTCACAATACGTTACATTCATGGAATACGGCACTAAGCCCGACCTTGAAGCTGCAGACGAAGAAATCACCACTGAGCGGCTTATACAGGTCAATGTGTGGTCGAAAGGGAATTACTATCAGATTGTGGAAGACGTGCGAAAAATATTAGAACAAGCAGGCTTTCAACGTACATTTGAATTTGATGCACCTTATACCGACGGCGATTCGCACTTTAACAAAGTGTTGCGATTCGCCTTTTTTGATGACTATGAGTAAAAGGGCGTGACACGGAATGACTTTTTCGGAGTGGATATTGAAAGAATACGGCATAAAAGTTACCAAGGCGCAAATGGTCCTACCTACTCACTTTATAGAGTACAAAAAATATTGCAGTGAAAAAGGCATAAAGGAAGAATGGCACAAATAGATGAGTGATCCGGCTATCGATATCTAACAGAGAATGAAAGGAATGATTTGAATGGCTAAAGAGCGAATCAATCTATGTTTATGAATGCAAAAATGCAAACTGCAGAAGCACAATCCATACAGGTAACAGGCAGATGGATGGCGCTAATTGTCCAGTTTGTCGAGCTTCATTGTCTCCAAAAAACGTCATGAGAAAAGTTGACGAAAACGAAATTGTCACACATGCAAAATATGAATGTTTGTCTTGTGAACATACAGACATTGTTCGTGGAAAAAGAAAAGAATATTCCGAAGTACAGCTTTGTCCGAAGTGCAATGGGTTGTATGTTGACATTTGGAAACTCGAAAAATATAAACACTTAAAGAAGAAAAGGAAATCTATCGGTGAATTGAAAATCAATATGGATGTATCCGAAGCACTCAAAGGTCTTAAAGCTGTCCAACGAGAGGCGAAGAAGACAGCTCGTGCTTTGCGTGAAGTTGAAGGAATGTCACCGAAAGATGCGATCCTCCGATTCACTGATGATGAAATATTTGAAGTCTTATCTTCACGCGGATGGGATATCGAAACTGTCGTATTAAGTGATGAATTCAAGAATCCGAATATGTCATCCGTAAATATGTATAAAAATCACAAAGAAAACTAGGAGGAATACAAACATGCCAATCCAAGAAAAAGTTCAAAAGGTAAGTTTAAAAACGCTACATTATGCTGTCATGACAGACGAAACAACTGAAGAACACGGTGAAGTGAAAACACTCACCATGCCTATCGAATTAACGCTCACACCTAACTTCTCTGAGGCAACATTGGATGCGGGTGACCGTGTTGTGGCGAATGAGGTACAGCTTGATACAATCACGATTGCAGGACAAGTTGCCGACCTTCCTACAGAGGTCCAGGCGGACTGGTACGGACATAAATTGTCTGATGAAAAGGGTTTAATTATGAATTCCAATGACACGCCGAATTATCTTGCTGTTGGATTCGAAAGTGGATCTAAACTCGTTTGGCTCTATAAGGCTAAATTTAAACCAACAGAAGAATCAAATGCGACGAAGAAAAAAGGCGAAACTGCATTCAAACAATCTGGATTCACTGGTGAAGCGATTCCGCTGTCTGATGGTACGTTAAAGCACACTGTACGCACTGATGACACAGGAGTCACAGAAACAGCAACCACTTTCTTCGCGACTGTTCAAACACCGACACCAGCTACGCCCTAATACGCCCCTACCTATCGGGGCAGCAGCTATCGGAACGAGTTTTGTTATTAGCTAAATCAATACAAGCAGAGAGTGTGGACGAATCCATGCTCTCTTTTTATTTTAATCAAAATTAGAAATGGGGAATTATAAATGAAAATCGTATTGAGAATTGGTACAGAAGATAAAACGTTTATTAATGATTTTGTAAAGGCTCGTGTATTCCGAAATGCTTTGAAATTGAATGACGCATTAAAAAATGAAGGTGCGAATGTTTCCGCGGACCTCTTTGACAAAATGATTGAATTCGTGGTTACCGCATTCGACGGGAAATTCACATTTGATGATTTTTGGGACGGGGTGGAAGCACATCGTCTGCAAGATGAAGTCATGCGTATTTTCAATGACGTTCTAAATTTCGGAGGACTTGAACCAACTGGTGATGCAGAGGGAAACGAAAAGGGGAAGTAAGTGATTTCAATGGTTATGAGTGGATAAAGGACTTGTACAGAAAGCTTATGAGTGAAGGATATAAACTACCTCAAATAGACGAAATGGATATTAAGTTTTGGATCGAGCTTAATCAAGTCGAAACCGAATATATCACAGCCGACGATATGGATTGGTTGTGATTTTTTGTGTTCAAAAATACGACAGTGACTGAACGGGGTGAATAAATGACAACAAATATTGGTTCATTAGCAGTATCCCTTTCATTAGATGCGGCAAATTTTAACGGTTCAATTGATAAGGCAAATCGGAACTTAGGCGCTATGGGATCTGAGTTAAGAGCGGTCAGAGCATTAGGTACAGACTACGGGAATTCTTTAGATGGATTAGCTTCGAAAAAGGATATTCTTACTCGTTCTGTGGGCGCATCTTCTCTCAAACTTGAAGAAGAGCGAAGGAAATACGATGCGCTTGTTGCAAGCGGAACGGCAAATGAAGCACAACTCGAACGCCAAGCAAGACGTGTCAACGAAGCGCAAGCTCAATTTAACCGTCTGACCAGTGAACTCAGTGAGACGGAGCAAGCCCTCAGACGACAGTCTTCTTCCTGGCACCAACTTTCCGAAAGACTTGGTCCAATTGGTGCGCAACTGACAATGGTTGGAGATAAAATGACAGCCATCGGTAAAAGTATGTCGATGAAAGTAACTGCTCCGATTGTTGCAATGGGAACATTGGCAGCAAAGGCAGCGATCGATTTTGAATCTAGTTTCGCCGGAGTGAGGAAAACGGTGGACGCTTCGGAAGCTGAATTTAAAACTCTTGAAGTCGGTATACGTAATATGGCAAAAGAAATTCCTGCTGCTGCAACTGAGATTGCGGGAGTTGCGGAAGCGGCTGGACAATTGGGCATCAAAAAAGAAGCAATTCTTGGGTTTACTCGAACAATGGTCGACCTTGGTGTTGCAACTAACATGTCATCTGAAGAAGCGGCAACAGCACTTGCACGGTTGGCCAACATAACAGGTATGAATCAAAAAGATTTCGACCGTCTAGGATCCAGTGTCGTAGCCTTGGGTAATAACTTTGCGACGACGGAAAAAGAAATTGTGGAAATGGGACTCAGATTGGCAGGGGCGGGGTCTCAGGTCGGTATGAGTGAAGCTGATATTTTAGGGCTGTCTACGGCGCTCACCTCTGTGGGTATAAACGCGGAAATGGGTGGTAGTGCATTCTCCCGTGTAATGGTCCAGATGCAACTAGCGACTTCCACAGGGTTTACCAAGGTCCAAAAATTATCAAAGGAAACAGGGTTGTCATTGCGTGACTTGCAAATGATGGCATCACATAGCGGAAAAGCGTTCGGAAACATGGCGGAAGATATGGGCATGACCAAGAAGGAATTGCTCGCTATTGTAAAAGCTGGTGTAGAACTTGAAGGTTTTTCAAAAATCGCAGGCATGACGGGCGAGCAATTCAAGCAGGCGTTTGAAAAAGATGCGGTTGGAGCTATTGGAAGTTTTATTGATGGCCTCGCCAATGCTGAAGAATCGGGAGAGACAGCCATTAATATGCTGCAAGAAATGGGCATTACAAGCGTCCTCTTACGTGATAGCTTACTACGGGCGGGCGGAGCAAATGAGCTGTTCGGCTCGGCTATCAAAGTATCTAATGATGGCTGGACTGAAAACGTAGCACTTACCAAGGAAGCAGAAGAACGGTACAAAACAACTGCATCCCAAATTCAAATAATGGTCAATTACTTTAAAGAATTAGGCATAACGTTAGGCGCTATCATTCTCCCTGTTATTAACAAAATGATTGCAGGATTAAAACCGTTAATTGAAAATTTTGCGGAGATGAGTAAAGCCACACAGACCACAATACTTATTATTGCTGGAATAGCAGCAGCGATAGGACCTGTATTAGTGGTTGCAGGGGTACTAATCAGTTCCATCGGATCAATCGTTACAGCTATCAGTACTTTCGCGGCGGCAATGACAGTGGTTACCACAGGGGTTGCTGCGCTTACACCAGGAGTTGGCATGTTAGCTTCCATGATTGGTTCACTTTCGGGAGTGTTTACAATTCTCTCCGGACCAATTGGGGTTGCGGTTGTAGCGATTGCGGCAGTAGGAATTGGTGTCACTAAGCTAGTAAATAACCTTAACAAGGATGCACTTCCACAAGTGGAACGTTTCGGCAAAGGGATGGAAGGGATATCAGACTCTACAAAGGTTGCGCTCACAGGATTCTTTGATTTGTCAGATGGCGCATCAAAATCTCTTTCTGAAATGTTTCTTACTTCAACGAAAGTGACTCAGGAAATGAGTAACAGTCTTGTCGCACAGTTTTCCGCAATGAATAAACAGATTGTGGATGAAATGAAAGCGAACCATGATGAACAGCTCAAAGGCATGAAATCATTCTTTGTGAACTCTTCCGTTCTTTCTGACGAAGAAGAAACTAAAATCATGCAAAAGACAAAGAACTCAAATGATATAGAACTCCTTATGCAGCAGGAAAAAGAAAACGCAATCAAGCAGATCATGCAAACTGCAACAAATGAAAAGCGTGCCTTAACCGAACGTGAACGGGACACTATTAATAGCATTCAAAATGAAATGCAGAAAACAGCCGTTAAAGTACTTTCCGCAAGTGAAATCGAACAGAAGGTTATTATGGAGCGATTGAAAGAAACGGCTAGTAACCTATCTGCTCAACAAGCAGCAGAAGTTGCCAAAAACAGTGCTGAACAACGTAATAAATCTGTTGCAGAAGCGGAAGCGCAGTACACCGAAACCGTCGGACAAATTATTCGTATGCGGGATGAATCCGGTGTGATCACGGAAGAGCAAGCCACTAAAATGATTGCTGAGGCCACTCGTTCAAAAGATGTAACAATTAAACACGCCAAAAACATGCACGAAGAGGTTGTGAAACAAGCACGAGCACAAGCGAATGAACATGTTGATACTGTGGATTGGGAAACTGGAGAAATTTTGACTAAGTGGGAAGTATTTAAGAATAATTCGACGAAGAAATTCGAAGAAATTAAAACTGCTAATATTAAAGCTTGGAAAAATTTCACTACGGAAATAAAAAGCGATATAGAAAACCTTAAAAACTTTATATCGACTAAATGGGGAGAAATCGGTCAAACAATCAGTGCCAAAACAGAAGAGTGGAAAACGGCTATTACTAATTGGTGGGTGGGTTTACCCGCAGCTCTTGGCGGTGTAAAAGACACGATTGTAAATTGGTTTGTTGAGACGGGAATTTCAATTGCTGTCCAACTAGTAGTGTGGAAAGAAAGCATTGCAACATGGTTTGAAAGCATGCCTTCCGTTATGATAGAAAAATTGGTCTCATGGGGACAAGCAATCAGTCAGTGGGCTGATGAACAAAATGCAGAAAACATACGGCAGTTCTCTGAATGGGGCGCAGCTATTGTAAATTGGTTCACTAGTATCCCCTCGGTAATCACAGGGAATTTAGCACAGTGGACATCTTCATTTGCGACTTGGTTTACTGATACAAAGACTACTATAGTCAAAAACTTTGCGGAATGGACAGCATCGATTGTTGAGTGGTTCGTCTCAATCCCATCTAAAATTAGTGAGAATTTGGCGAAGTGGTTGACCGTTTTTGCTGTATGGTTTGTTGATACAAGAAACGCAATTATCAAGTGGTTTGCAGACTGGACTTCGACAATTGTGACGTGGTTTTCAGATACCAAAGAAAACATCATTACTGATTTAGCGGAATGGTTTGCAGCAATCGCTACGTGGTTTAAAGAAATGCCCTCTAACATCGGTACATGGCTAGCAGAATGGTGGACTAAAATATCTACTTGGTTTAGCGAAATTCCTGCTTATCTTACTGCGAAATTCGAAGACTGGTGGGCAGCCATCAAAGCTTGGTTCACTAGTGTTCCTGACAAACCCGAAATCAAAAACATGGGTAAAAACATGATTGATAAGGTTGCAGCAGGTAACCAGGAGAAAAAATCAGAACTGCTTGATAAGCTCGGGAAGATTATTGTCGATGTAGCACTAGGTGCTTTAGCTATTGCGGGAATAGCCCTAGTGGCAGCTGGTAGAGAGATAATAAAAAGATTGATATCCGGTATTCAAGATATGAAAGCCGGATTAGAAACTAAAACGAAAGAACTTGGCGACGGAATTGTCACTAAAATGAAAGCTGTCGATTTAATTAAGGTCGGTAAAGATATAATTCGAGGGCTTATCGGTGGAATCGGGTCGATGGCGAAGGACGTCTGGGAAAAGGCCAAAGAAATCGCGAACGGGATAGGTAAGACTATCAGTGACACGATGCAAGTGAAGTCACCCTCCCGCGTCACTATGAAGCTTGGTGGTTTCATCGGGCAAGGACTTGCTGACGGACTTGGTGGATCCATAGGGGAGAACGAAAAGGCCGCAAAAGGTCTTTCGAATAGCATTATGGATACAATCAAGAATATATTCGACATCAACTCGCCTGCCGGAGAAACTATAAAACTAGGTGGTTTTATTGGTGATGGTCTAGCCATCGGTGTTGCCGGTACAAAATCAGCCAACGAAAAAGCCATCGAAGGCGTTTCGAAAGTATTATCAGCAGCTGCAACTAAGAATGCGGCAGATATTGCAAAGATTGGTACTGAAGCTGAGAAAAAACGTACAGAGGTTCAAGCTGACTATGCGAAGAAGCGAGCTGAATTAGGACGTAAATCAGCACAGTCTGCTCAAACCGCATTGAAGACGTCCACAAATAAAAAAGGCGTAATCGTTACAACGGGTACGCAAAGAGTCCATAATATTCGTGCTGATGCATCTGCTAAATTAACTAAGTTGAATGAGGACGAGCAAAAGAAACTCGCTACTATCAACACTAAAGCTTGGGCGGATATGCAGAAGAAAGAAGCGGAGATATCAAAGGATCGACTTGAATCAGTTAAGACTTATGTTGCTGACAAGAAATCATTAGATGAAATGTCACTCGTAGCAGAGTCAGAAGTGTGGAGGAAATCACTCGTCCTCTTCGACGCAGGTACAAAAGAACGTGTGGAAATACAAAAAGCGTATCAGGCATCACTTAAGGCAATCAATGACGAAGTTTTAAAAGTCAACGATGAGTACATGGGTAAGATGACAGTTATCAATGAAAAGTTAAAGAAAGAAGAAAACGATCTAACAAATATGTACCTCAAATCTGTGGACGACAGAGCGAAATCCCTTGTTACGTTTGCGGGAACATTTGACGAGTTTGAAGTCAAACTTGAAAAAACTGGCGAAGATTTAATGTGGAATCTTAAATCGCAAGTACTCGGATTCAAACGTTGGCAGGAAGAAATTGACGAATTATCTAAAAAGGCAATTGATGACGGACTCATTGACGAACTTAAGCAAATGGGACCTAAAGCTCTTCCACAATTGATAGCATTAAACTCTCTGACAGATAAACAAATGTCGGAGTATTCGTCGTTGTACAAGGAAAAATCTAAGTTAGCACGTGAACAAGCTGAAAAAGAAATGGCTCCAATGAAAGCTAACACTGAGAAGCAGATTATTGAATTGCGGGCAGCGGCTAATAAAGAGTTAGGACTTCTTCAAAACGATTGGACAAATAAAATCAAATCAATCACACAAGCAACTGATACAGAATTGATGTCACTTAAAACGATCGGTAAGAATGCAGGTCAAGGATTACTTGACGGACTTGCATCGATGGAAAATTCACTCGTGAAAAAAGCTCGTGATATCGCAAATGCTGTATCAAAAGCAATGGCATCTGCATTACAAGTTAAGTCGCCATCAAGAGTCACAATGAAAATTGGTCAGTTTGTTGGTGAAGGTTTAGAAGTAGGGATGGAAAACTCTATTTCCTCTATTAGACGTGCGGCACGAACTATGGCTAATGCTGCTGTACCGGATGTTGGTAATGTGAGGGGACCAGGATATTCATCGCAAGGTGGTCAATCATCTCCTTCTGGTAACTCATCGACTGTAGTCAATCAAACGGTCGTCATCCACAGTCCGAAACATGTTAGCCCGTCAGAAACAGCACGATTACAAAAACGAGCAACACAAGAATTAGCATTAGGATGGTGAGACGATGCAGAAAATAACATATACGAATAGCCGCGGTGACTCGATTGTTCTTTCGCATCGTGCGCCTTTTCTTTTGTCTAAAATAGATGGACTGGGTGATGTGGATGCCACTGTGCAAATGCAGAAGTCACCCTTTCAAGATGGATCAACACACGTCGATACACTGCTTGAACCACGCTTTCTAAGCTTACAGGTATCAATTATAGGCAGAGGTCGCGAAGACGTATCAGCAAAGCGTGAAGAGTTGGCACGGGTGTTCAATCCTAAATTATCGGGCGTGATATTGTTCGAGAATGGGAGAGTTAGTCGTGAGATTAAAGCTCATCCCGAACATGTTCCAAAATATCCGTCTGACGATAGAGGGTTAACTTATCAGATTGCACTTGTTAATTTAGTCTGTCCGAATCCCTATTGGCAGGACATTAATCCTATCAATATTAAATTACAAGACTTCGTGGGCAACTTCTTCTTCCCTATATCGTTCCCTGCATCGTTCTCAATTCGTGGTGACGAGAAGAATTTGTTTAACGAAGGACACGCACCCACACCGATTAAGGTCACATTTAGAGGTGAAGCAGTCAACCCAATGATTACAAAGGTCTCCACAGGCGAATTTATCCGAATTAACCGGACGATTCCTGCTGAACATAGTTTGGTTATTACGACGGACTTCGATTACAGGACGGTCCGTATCGTAGACCCATACGGAAATGAAAAAAACGCAATGGGTTATATCGACTTGGACGGCACGTTTTTCTCTCTCGATGTGGGCGAGAACAATCTGAAATTCATTACAAGTGGTGGTAATCCCGAAGTGTTTATAGAGTATCGAAATTTGTATTTAGGAGTGTGATTAAATGGCTGAACACAGTAAATTCTTTGATAGTTCAAATCCGCTCGATCCCGATAAAGTTTATACCGCTGATGAGTTTATGGGTTTTTTCGGAAAACTGATTACAGATGGCGTTATGAAGGGCGAAGCGAACATGTTAAAAGTCGAAACAAGCGGCTCAAACATGAACACCATAGTCGATACAGGTACAGCGTTCTTGAAGGCTAGGGAGTACGAGAATGATAGTAAATTATCACTCACTCATGAAGTCGAAGCGTTGGGTAAATCACGCATTGACCGCGTGGTAATTAGGTTGATGTTGAATGTAGATTATCGTGAAGCTAGGGCGTTTGTGAAAAAAGGTGTGGCGGGTGTTGCGCCTGTCGCACCTCAGTTGGAGCGAACAGACGAAGTATACGAAATATCGCTTGCGCAAGTTAGGGTCATTGGTGGGCAGACATATATCAATGTTGCCGATATTGTGGATGAGCGGGGGAATCCTGATGTTTGTCCGTGGGCGGGTAGTAAGATTTTGCCTAACTTTGATGATACGGCGTTGGAGGGTTTAGTCACCGGGTTCAATTCACATATCCTTAAAAAGTCTTCGTTATCGGAAGATGGTCATGTCAAACTCAACAACACCTTAACTGGCACTTCAATCACCGAAGCGGCTACAGCTAACGCAGTAAAAACTGTGAATGATAAATTAATTGGAAAGGCAGTAAAAATCGGTTTAAATGCCGTAGCAACAGGTCCAACTGATATAGCAATCGGGGAAGACGCGAGAGCTATAGGTGGTGCAATTGGAAATATCGCAATAGGACACAAGGCAAGTGCAACTGGTGAAAGCTCGGTCGCGATAGGTTATTTTGCGACGGCTATTAATAAAGACATGTATGTGCTTGGTCGCTTTAATAATAAGGTCGAAGTCCCGGGTTCATTTTCAGTTGCAGGCACAAAACAGTTTATAATGGCACACCCACATCCCGATAAAAAAGATACACATGTATTAAGACATAGTGCAGTAGAGTCACCAACAGCAGGAGATAATCTTTATCGCTACACAATTGAAGCGGCTACAGATGGCGAAACGATCGAAATACAGTTGCCCGATTATTTCCAGTATCTCAATAAAAACGTAGATGTTTACGCTAACGGTGATGGGCATTTTGGCAATGCGTTCGGAAGAGTTGAAGGTGATATTTTAAAAGTATCTTGCCAACTAGCGGGTAGCTACAAGGTGCTTGTTATCGGTACTCGTAACGACGACCACGATTCAGTTCAAACGTGGGACATCAAAGGTGTAGAACGTGAAATCGGGGAATCTTGGACAGGTGAAACCTATGTATTTGAAGTGGATGAAATTACGGAAGTATCAGAATTTGAGGAGGCATATCAATGAATATCACATTAAAAGAATCGAAGTTGCAATTTAAGAATCCGGTAATCGGGCAACCGACACGCGCGATCGAGGATAACTATTACGCAAGGCGAATAGTAGCAATTGTGGATGGGGAAGAAAGGCAGTTTCGGTTTATGGCGAACGAGCTTCCGTTTTTCGCGACGGAAGAAGACATGATCGCAGCTGTCGAAAATCAATTGAATACAGAAAATCCAAGCGCCGAATAAGGGCGTATTTTTTATGCGAAAAAGCGACTCCCCTCTAGCAAGGTAAGAAGTCGCTTTTAGTATATGCTTTCATCTTGCTTCTATTATAGCAAAGGTGGGATGCAAGATGAAGGCTATACGCATTTTTACTCCCGACATCGAATTATTAGGCGAAATCAGCAATTATGAGAGCTTAATGTTCACCCGATCATGGTCCGGTATCGGTGACCTAGAATTACGCATAAATCGTTACAAGAATTACACAGAAACCCTGCAAAAAGGAAATGTAATCGTAGTAGGCAACGATAAACATAAAGCGTACATTATCCTCCACAGAGAAATTGAACTAGACGAAGCAGGCAAGGCAACAGAAAACTGGCTGATCAAAGGCCTTGAATTAAAAGTAGTAACGGGCGACCGTATCACCTTGCCACCATCACACACAGCACAGGATAACAAGTCCGCATCAGCAGAAGCGGTAATGAAGCATTACGTAAATGGGAATGTCATAAATCCTGTGGACGGCAGACGGAAGATTCCACAAGTTTTACTTGCACCTAATCAAAATCGGGGTCCACTGGTCAACTGGCAAACCCGATTCAAAAACCTTGCCGGGGAATTAGCAGAAATATCATTAGTATCCGGTATCGGATGGAGCGCTCGGGTTGATTATGATCTACTGAAATGGGTGTTTGACGTTTCTGTCGGACGCGATTTAACTGTCAATCAAAACGTTCATTCGCCCGTCATCTTCAGTCCGCATTTTGATAATGTGAAAAACATGCACTTCGTGGATAGTGACTTAAATTATAAAAATACTGCCTATATTGCAGGGCAGGGCGAAGGTGTTGAGCGTCGCGTTGTTGAGCTAGGACAAGCGTCAGGGTTAGCACGTAAGGAACTATTTGTTGATGCTCGGGACGTGTCGGAGGAAACAGATATAGAAGGGCAAGATCCTGTACCACGTCCTCCACAAGAGATTATTACTGACCTAATGAATCGCGGGGAACAAAAACTTGCGGAAATGATTCAGGAATTATTTCTCGAAGCACAGATTATGACACCTACAAAAAAAGTTGACATCGAAAAACAAACACATTTCGTGACGCAATTCCAGCTTGTTGAATCGGTTAAAGTGACAGAGAAATTTGCATCATCATTTGTGTACGAAATAGATTACGATCTAGGCGATATCGTCACAATCCAAGATAAAGATTGGGGAGTAACTCTGGGTGAGCGAATTACCGAGTTCAAGGAAATATATGAGCCCGGTGGTTTTTCGCTAGAAGCCACTTTCGGAAATAGCAGACCAACGTTGATTAGCAAAATTAAACAGGAATTAGCGGGAATGAAAACGGAACTTACAAGATAGGAGGTTGGTTTCAAGTGAATATAACAGATTCAGAAATGGTAAGAGCGAAGGGGATTCCTGCACCACAATATTTCAACGAAAAAACGGGTAGGTTTGAGCCTATTACTGGACGCAACGGAGCAAACGCATTTATCGAAAAAGGACGAGTCGTCAAAGACTATTTTGAAGGCAGGGAAACGGTGACTAAAACGTATGACACACCGATGTTCGGTTTCGGGATAGTTAATGACGGTGTAGCAGATTTAACATTCACCATAAATGGAATGCAGATTCCAGTAAGAGAAAATGAGGGATGGGATGATCTATTCGAACCTTTTACAACAGTCACTATTAATGCGACTGGTCCATTTAGGGCGGTGGTGAGGGAATGAGTTGGAGCAAAACTGTCCCGCGAGGCCCTAAAGGTGAAGTGGGCGCGGGGGTAAACATTCGGGGGACATTACCATCCACAGCAAACCTTCCTGCGTCGGGTACTTTAGGGGACGCCTATATAATCGGCGCTAATTTGCACGTGTGGTCTGGGTCGGCGTGGTTAGATGTTGGCCCGATTAAAGGCCCTCAGGGTGATATAGGTATTACTGGAGCCAAAGGCGACCAAGGCGACCAAGGCGTTCAGGGTATCAAAGGCGATAAAGGAGATAAAGGGAATCCTTTCATTTATACAGATTTCACACAGGCGCAATTAAACCTGTTAAAAGGTATCCAAGGCATACAGGGCTTGGCGGGTACGGCAGGTATTCAGGGACCCAAAGGTGACGCTGGTATTCAAGGCGTTAAAGGTGACCAAGGAGCACAGGGCGTTAAAGGGGATACAGGAGCGCCGGGTATTCAGGGCATTAAAGGCGATACAGGTATCCAAGGCATACAGGGCTTGAAGGGAGATACCGGAACTACAGGTGCCAAAGGCGACACTGGATTGAAAGGTGAAATGGGTGCTGGGGTTAATATTCTCGGAACGTTACCATCCACAGCAGAACTTCCGACAACTGGAAGACTAGGAGATGCCTATATTATTGGCGTTAACCTTTATGTGTGGAGTGGATCAGTATGGTTAAACGTTGGTGAGATTAAAGGACCGAAAGGCGATATAGGACTTACTGGAGCTAAGGGAGATCAAGGTATACAAGGATTAAAAGGTGATAAGGGCAACCCGTTCATCTACTCAGATTTCACACAGGGACAACTAGACCTCCTGAGAGGTATTCAAGGAATCCAAGGTATTCAAGGGGCAAAAGGCGAAACAGGCCCACAAGGATTAAAAGGTGACATTGGAATCCAAGGTGTTAAGGGCGATATTGGAACAGCCGGAGCAAATGGTGCTACAGGCGCCAAGGGCGATAAAGGCGAAAAAGGTAATGCTTTCATCTATACAGACTTTACAGCACCTCAATTAGCAGGGCTAAAAGGAGTAAAAGGTGACACTGGAGCAACTGGAACCGCTGGGTCGAATGGGGCTACAGGTGTTAAAGGTGACACCGGACTACAGGGACCTAAAGGTGACAAGGGTGATACAGGTGCCGCAGGATCAGACGCTAATGTCGGCGCTCACGCATCCGTAATAGCGTCAACTACTACTTTAGGACATGTCAAGGTAGACGGAACTTCAATTACTATAGACGGAAACGGTGTAATATCCGGGTATGTTGTCCCGAAAGACGATACAAGCGGCTCGCCCGGCTCTCCGTATCTTCTTGGTGGAACCATGCAAGCGGGTTATTTCGGTTTAGTTCCGGCAAGTGAATTATTTACAGCTACGGCGTTATCTACGGCTGTCGGAATATCAGCCGGAACAATTCAGCACGATGCGACACCGTGGCTGAAATTCGCATGGAAAGGAAAAATATTGTTCCGTCCAATGAAAGCAATTCGTCATTCAATTTCATGGGATAATATTAATGCAGCAGGATGCGTTATGGGAACAAAACAAGTAACAAAGGGCGCGAACACATATAAAGTCAGATTGATGCAAGGTGCTTTAACCAATCCGTCCGCCGGTACCGCACCAGACGTAGGAGCGAAAAGCAGTGAATGGAATAGGCTAATGTTGCCAATCCACGAACAAGCCGCGACGAAAGCGTGGGCTTATCCAGCATACGTTGAGGATAGCATTCCGGATTGGGGCATAGGTTTTACGGATGCTGATTTATTGACACATAGCTCATATGGCTACGGTTCTTATTCTTGGTGTCAAGAGACTCACTCAACGGCGTCCAACCGTGTCCGACGTGGGACAGCTGGTGTTTCGGGCTCGTCTGAGACTACCTCTACGTCTGCGACTGCTGCCATCGGTTGGGCGCCGGTTTTGGAACTATTATAAGGAGGCGGAAAAATGTTGTATCGAAAAGGTAATCAGTGGGAATTGTCCCCTTACAAAATAAAGTACACGCAATACGGAGAACCACATGTGCAATATGCAAGCGATAAGAAGTGGTGGTTGGATTTCGCGGACGCTTGGGAGCATACGAAAATCATCGAGATTATTGACGTTGTGTACACGCTAGTGCAGTTAGATAGATACGAAGATATTAAATACATGCCAGAGGATTTCGGGAATATTTATTCCGCATATGTGGAGGGTGGAGCGTTCCCGACTAATGAAGAACTACGACCAGATCACCCATTCCGCATAATACAACTACGCAAAGAAAATGAGTTATTGAATGCACAAGTACAGGCTAACGCAGACAGACAAAATCTCCAAGAGGGAAATTTAAACGAACTGTCGGTAAATCTAGGAAACACCCAAGCTCAATCATTCAACACAGACACGGCTCTTATGGAGTTTATGGATTTCTACTTTGAAAATGGAGGAATGTAAAATGGCGGTACTAGGATTTAGAACGACTAACTATGCGGTATGTATTTATGTTCATGGAACACAAAGGATTGCGAATATCGCAAGTGAATATCACGAACCAGTGAAACAGTATGCGGCGGAGAAATATACAATTGAGCATTACGCCACGGAACACAATCGGACAAAGCAACTTGATATCGCATTGGCAAACGGTTATATCACGGTAGCGGAGTACGAAGAAACAATTGCTTATATGGATCCACCACTTGAAATGCTGATTGAGGATTGAACAATGACACCCACTGAGGTGTATTTTTTATGCCTAAATGCAGAGCGTCCAATTCACAGGACGTTCTTTTATTTACTCAAAAATAAGGAGTGAAAAATAATGGGAGGTTTTAATTTGGGTCAATTGGAAGTCGTGCACATGTATTTATTCGGGGGAGTTAAATTTCTACATTTACTGTTATTACTTATGTTACTCGATATTATTACAGGGATTTTCAAGGCTGCAAAAAACGGGAATCTATGGAGCCGTAAAAGTTTGTTTGGATATGCTCGAAAATTGTTAGTCTTGGTAATGATCATATTGGCAAACGTCATCGACCAGATATTAAACCTAGGTGGCACGTTAACATTCGCGACTACATTATTTTATATTGCGAATGAGGGATTATCAATTGTAGAGAATATGGCAGAACTAGGTGTTATCGTACCGGCTGGATTGGCACAGAAATTAAAGGTTATCGAATCTGGCAATCAATCATTTTCAGAGGAGATACGTGAGGAATTGATTGGTTCGAAAGTTGACCGTCAATTGGTTGAAGCTAAAATTGATAATCGAATTAGCGCGAAGGTGGATGAATTGATTATCAAATCGAATGAAGGTGACAAATAATGAGCGTAACAGCACAAAACAGGAACATCAACGACCTCCACACAACAGCACAAGTGGCGTGTAAACTCTTTCTAGCTGAATGCGAGAAAGCGGGAGTTAAGATATTCATTACTGAAACACGACGTTCACAGGCTCGGCAGAATTGGTTGTATGCACAAGGTCGCTCTCGCTTTCCTGGTCCGATTGTTACCAATACACTCAATAGTAATCACAAAAGCGGATTAGCTTGGGATATAGCAGTAAGCCCACCATTAACGTTGTATGATACATCCACAATGGACAAGGCGGGAGCAATCGCTCGCAGACTCGGCATTACTTGGGGGGGAGATTGGAAAGGTTTCGTTGACCGTCCACACTTTGAAGTGAAAGCGAATTGGAAAGCACCTGCAGGTAATGTTGCGCATGATACACCACCAAAAGAGGAGGTAATACGAATGTTCAAACCTAGTTCAGCTACCCTTAAAGCGGCTTATGAGCAGTTTTTATCTAGCGCCATTAAAGACGGGACGATTGCTGCTAAGTGGCTCACGGACTTTAAAGCGAATAAGTTGTCACTTGATGACGCACTTGCCCTTAAAGTTATTGTTGATCAGCGTAAGAAGTAAATAAGATGAAAGTAAAAAGCGGCTCCTCCACAGATTTGATTGTGGAAGGCCGCTTTTTTTATTTGATTTCAATTATCTGCGGCAATCTCAATTTCTTTCCACTCGTCCAACCTTTAGCTCTTACTTTAACTACAAACGGAGGGATTCCTAGTAATAGCTTTTCTCTAATTTCCTTCGTAAAACCAATCGCAACGCTTCCTAAATATTCTCCTTCTGGACTATGTAACTGAACAGTAAGCGGCCCGAGCGATACCTTCGAAACAACCACATCATGGTAACTCCAATTAATAATTTTTCTCCAATCATCTGAGCGTGTTCCAGGCAAATAGAGACTTCCTATCCGCTTGGCAATAATGCCCTCCATACTATTCTCTTTTATTACATTAAATAATTGCTCACCTTCAGTTGCTACATAGGGCACTAAATTAATATAAGGTGAATCGATTTTTGATATAACTTCTGTTAATAATTCTTTTCTTTCTTCGATTGGCCAATACGTAACGGACGCTTGAAGATAAGAGATGATATCGAAGACCATAAATGAGATGGGTTGTTCATTGTTACCACTAAATCGTGACATCGCACCCGAAAAATTATCGGGTGCATCCGTTCCAGGTGCAATTAATTCTCCATCCAGTAATAATTCATCGCCACCAAAAAGAAGTTCGGGGAAGCGAGATGTCGTTATAGTCCCGTGCCGTGTATACGAGTGACGGTTTCCGACGAGTAACCTGATGCCGTCATATTTCGGTTCGTATAGCCAATATTTGTCCGAGTTAACATGATCTTGAGTACCAAGTAACATAGGCTTGATATATTTCATGCCCGTTTCTTCTGTTCCTTAATAGATGCAATACTTTTCTCCATAGCGTCCATTAAATTAATAACATTTGATGGTTGTTCTGCATTCTTCGGAATTTTACTCTTAATCAATTTTTCTAACCGTTCACGATATTCATCGTGGTATTTAGTGGGTTCAAACTCTGCTGTTAATTGTTCGATTAAAGACAGTGCGATTTCCTTTTCTTTTGCAGTTAATTTGACGTTAGTGATTTGTGGAAGGTCAACTGTGGACCTAACTTCATCTGGAAAGTGTAACGTCTCCAGAACTAAATGATTATCAAGGACCCGTACAGCTGCAAGCCTTTCTTTAGAGCGTATCGTTATCTTCGCAATTCCAATCTTTTTAGACTTGGCCAATGCCTCACGTAATAAAGCGTACGCTTTCGAACCATTGCTATCAGCAGCCAAATAGTAGGTCTTATCAAAATAGACCGGATCAATTTCTTTTAGTTTCACAAATTCCACGATTTCAACTGCTTTTTCTTCTATATCACTCTTCAAGCCCTCTAATTCAGCATCCGTAACAACTACAAATCGGTCTGTCGCATACTCATATCCCCTTACAAGCGATTTGGAATCCACATCCTCATTACATATAGGACATACCTTTTCCTGTTTAATCGGCTTCTTGCATTTATCATGAATCTGTCTCAACTTAATTCCTTTGTCTTCCGTGGCAGCGTGTAATTTAACCGGAATTGTTACAAGACCGAACGATATGGCACCTTTCCATACTGTGTGCACTTTAATCACCTCATGATTATTATCGCCATAAAAATAATTACAATACATCCAGATTGTTCTATTGCAATAGGAACAATCGTTCTATATACTAAGGGAAAAGGGGGAACGAGTGTGCGTAATAAATTAGTCAGGGCAGTGGAATACAGCGAACACCTAGATATGATGTATATGGCTGCAGACGGTTCAATCAGCAAGCGAAGAATCAGCGTACTACAGGTCGGTGAGGTCTCATTCCGTGCATATTGTCATCTAAGGAAGTCAAAGCGAACTTTTACAATTGATAACGTGCTCGCACTCGTTCCTGTCCACAAGAAAGAAAGAATGGTGATCTAATGCCGTTAATCCCAGGAGATGCATTGCCGTATTTCGAGAACATGATTTACCTACCAATAATTATAAGTATCTTGGAGAGAGACCGAGAAGTGATTGAAACAAGCTCATTCAAATTAAAAGGGCCTTATATCAATATCGTTGAAAACACATTAAAGACTGTACGAGCTGAATTGAAAGATACAAATACTTATGCGAGAAACAGAAATTTGAAGTTGGTTAAAAAGGGGAAAGACGGTTCGTTCACTGAGTACGCATTTATCCATAATGGCTATGAAGACATAAGGCGCTACATGAACATACGGCTGCGCAACAGGACGGAAGAATTGATAAATGAGTACTTCGCTAAGTCAGAAAACCCAAATCTGAAAGGATGATGAAAATGACAGCAATCCCGAAACCACCAAAATCAAAGGTTGTTGCAGGACCAAAACTAACAGAGACTGATTTTCTTGAGATAGGCGAGAGAATCGGTGAATCAAAAGAATTCAATGTAGAGGTAGACATTACGATTTATGCTCAAAAGCGGTATGAGACAGTTACGGGGATTGTTACAGAAGTCGATGGCCAACAAGGTAGATTATCGTTGCAAGTGGGTTACGACAGCATAAAAATCAACATGAATAATATTGTGAGCGTGAAATGAGTTGTTAGATAACAATCGCGATAGAGGTATGCAGAAGTGGCAAGGATTGATGTTACCAGAACACGTTAAGCTGATCCGCGAGTTGAGTGAAAATGAAAACTACATACAGCAGTCGTTACTCGACGATTGGGAGCTTCAGCAAATTCAAGATGAATTAGAAGGCGCATATAAACGACAATGTATGGCGGAGGTCACGGCATGGCGCAAAGGGAAACATATAACGTACATCGGTCAAATTTCGGAACTCGACCACCGACTTAATTTAATTTCGGTAGAGGGACCGTTTGGTGAAGACAGGATACCGGTTTTGGATGTTATTAAGGTACGAAGCGTGGATTAAAAAACAACGACCAATCCGATTAGGGAAAGGTCGTTGTTTTTATTTAAATATTATTACCAACTCCAACCGTAAGACTTCACTTCGAAAGTAGAAATTTTACTCATAACTTCTGGCGGTAATTCTGGATAACTTAATTCGAAACCAGCCTCACTGCCGGACGCAATCCCGACATCAACAGTACCTTTCAACACCCCTAATAACTTACCGCTTTCGTCAAATAAAGCTGCAGCTAAACGTACATCGTCTTGTTGCTTCTCGGTGATATTTTTCACTACACCAGTTAACTTATATCCATATTCTCCTTGTATACCTTTTGTACCGCTAACTTCTAAAGCGTTAGGAACTTCTTCTGTTTTATCAAAGTTAAAATTGTAAGTTGTTTCAGCATATTCATCAACAGTCACACCATCTAATATTGCTGATTCAACTATAAATGCAGTTTCTCCAGGTAACAGGATGTCCGGAATAGAGTAAATCATTGTGGAAGTGCCAAGCATGCTGCCATCGGTACCTTTATAATTCATTTGTGTTTCGCCAATTTTCACAGGAGTATCACCTGTATTTTCGAAAATGGCTGCAGAATGAACCCAAACAGTTTCGATTGAATCTGTCCAAGCCGTTCCTGTGTGATTAATAATTTCGGCGGATGATTTCGTTTCTTTTTTTGTTTCAGCAGGTTTAGCTTCTTCCTTCTCACTTGTACCTCCACCTGTGCTAGCCGTACCACCACTTCCACAACCAGCTAATATTAAGCCCAACGCTAAGGCAGAACCGAAAATTAGTTTCTTCAT